ATTGCGGTGGCCTGCTGCCTCCTCTCGAACAAGGGGTCTCTCATTCCCCAACGCCTTCATCAAGACTTCAGCGGTTGCATTGGGGTGGCTTGCTGCCTGCCAGGGAAGATCGGTAAAATCTTCCAACGCCTTCATCAAGACTTCAGCGGTTGCATTGGGGTGGATTGCTGCGTTCGCACGAACCCTCCAATCCGTATCTTCCAACGCCTTCATCAAGACTTCAGGGGTGGCATTCGGATCATCTTCCATGGCAATCTTATGACCACCGAGCCCCAGTGTTGTCCCGTCATGTGTACCCGATGCGTGATGAAACCTATATCCCTGACGAGACAGTCCCTCCCAATGGGGGGTCTTCTCCTCTCCAGTGAGGCCATGTGTGCTAGACTTGGCCTGTCTGTACCAGCCAACAAGATCAGGCATCTGTCTTCCTCTTATTCTTTTCGATCCCTATCATCCTGCTCACTATGGGGTTATCAAAATGACTTTCTTTTACAGCTTTCTGAAACAGATCCAGTTCACCCAAACCAACACGCTTGTCCGTGATGATGAGTCTGATCAAATCACTCATTATAAATTCACCACGATGAAATTCCAACTGTCGAAAGAAAAGGTACAATTCACCCTCTGAACGACTTTTTAAAACATTTATCACCCATTCCGCCTTCATCCCAACGGTGGTATTGGGGTGGTATACTGCAGACATTTGAATATTTATGTGCTCATTTTTTAGCGCCTTCATCAGCACTTCAGTGGTTGCATTGCGGTTGGATGCTGCAGCCGCCTGAACACAGTAACTCATATCTTCCAACGCCTTCATCAAGACTTCAGCGGTTGCATTGCGATTGGATGCTGCAGCCGTTCGAATACCCGAATCAATATCTTCCAACGCCATCATCAGGACTTCAGTGGTTGCTCTGCGGTTGAATGCTGCCTGCCAGCGAACATGGGGATCCCTATCTTCCAACGCCTTCATCAAGACTTCAGGGGTGGCAGTCAGAATTTCTGCTGTAGTCTGTCGAATCGTTGCGCTCTCATCTTCCAATGCCTTCATCAGCACTTCAGTGGTGGCATTGGAGTTGCGTGCTGCATGGAAGCGAACCGACAAATCACTATCTCCCAACGCCTCCATCAAGACTTCAGGAGTGGCATTGCGGTGGGATGCTGCCCTTCGGCGAACATATTCATCTTCGTGTCCCAATGCCTCTATGAGCACATGTTCGGAGGCATTGGGAGGCAAATATGCGGCTGCAGCAAGTAATCGCGCTGGATCATCTTCCATAGCAATCTTATGACCACAGAGCCCAAGTGTTTCTCCGTCATGTGTGCCAAGCTTGGCCTGTCTGTACCAGCCAACAAGATCAGGCATCTGTCTTCCTCCACATCTTTTCGCGCTTGATCATCCTGCTCACTATGGGGTTGTCAAACTTATAATCTTGTACAGCTTCCTGAAACATATCCAGACCACCCAGATCAACACGCTTGTCCGTGATGATGAGTCTGATCAAATCACTCATTATAAATTCACCACGATTAAATTCCAAATCTTGAAAGAAAGCGAATATTTCACTCCTTGAACGACTTTTTAAAGCATTTATCACCCATTCCGCCTTAATCCCAGCGGTGGCATTGCGGTGGCATGCTGCAGTCCATCGAACCGTCGTGCTATCATCTTTCGATGCCTTCATCAGCACTTCAGTGGTTGCATTGCGGTTGGATGCTGCAGCCACTCGAACACCGTCATACCCATCTTCCAACGCCTTCATCAAGACTTCAGCGGTTGCATTGCGGTGGCCTGCTGCCTGCAAGCGAACATCGGTATTCCAAGCTTCCAACGCCTTCATCAAGACTTCAGGGGTGGCATTCGAACCATCTTCCATGGCAATCTTATGACCACAGAGCCCCAGTGTTGTCCCGTCATGCGTGCCAAGCTTGGCCTGTCTGTACCAGCCGAATTGAACCTGGACATCTGTCCCTGATGATCTCAAGCCGTCTTGCCTCGCAGTTCCACGAACTTGCATGGGGATATCACTTTTGCTTCCTAGGCTTCTGCTGATTTTTCTTGCCGCCGGGTTGACCAAGCCCCTCCATACGGCGGAAGACGATGGCATTGACATCCATTCTCGCTATTTCTTCTTCCGTCAAGCCATGCAGGCGCAACCTCTCCACAAAGCGGTCACGCTCGCGTATGAAAGCCTCATCAATAGTGATGTCATCATCATCATCATCATCATCATCATCATCATCATCATCATCTGACGATGCTTTCTTGTCCATCAATGGGAAGTCTTCGGGGTACATTATTTTTCCCTCTATGCATCCATCACCTGCGAGTTTGGCATTGGCCAGGCGGTGGGAGCCGTCGATGATGTAGCCATCGTGGTCCACCAGGATGGGGAATTTCATGTCTGCGTGTTCCACCCTCTTTGTGAACTGGTCTGACGGGTTCTCCATCAATTCACCGAACATCCCCTCAGATGTTTCCGTGTTGCTGTTGATTGCCACCAACTTGTCCACATACATGTCATAAACGGGAAGGTCTTCGGCAGCCTTGATGAGATCTTTCACCCTCCATCTGCCATCTATATTTTCGTAGCTACCATCTTCAGTGGGGTTATAGGATGGCATCCAACCGGAGCTTGATCCGACCTTCTCCCATGAATCGTGGTCAATCATCGGATTCTCACCTTCTGACCTGGCTTGATGCCGGTTGGGTCTTTGATGCCGTTGAGTCTTGCCAGTTCAACCCACCTGCGCGGGTCACCAAGGTGCTCCCGTGCAATTCCCGAGAGCGTCTGACCCTGCCTCACGACAACAGTGTCATCGCCAACCTCTTCCTTCGTCTCAGGTTGTGGGTCTTCAGTGGCGGCCGTCTGACCGCCAGCACGCATCTGGGCCACCAGTTCGACTGCTCGACCCTTCACCTGTCCCCTCCACTGGGATTTTTCCATCTCGGCTGCCGCAGCAGCCCAATCGCCAGCCTCGACAGCGGCGCGCATCTTCTTGAAGCCTGAAAGTTTGTGGCCACCAAGGTTGAATGACATGTTCACCAGAACCTCCTGAATGCCCTCCGGGAGGGAATCAAAGTTCCTGAACAAATTTCTGGCGTCGGCAATTGCAGTCTTCAAATCTGCATTGGCAAGTTTCCATGCCTCTTCTCTCGTGATTGGTCTCCGACCAGACATCACAGCCTCTGCATCAAGACCTGCTGCCATCAGCAGGTCTGCAGCATTCTTGCGCTCCAGGTTGAATCCAATGCCCACGGACAACACGCCCCTGCTGTCTCTGTATGTCTTTGGGCTGAAGCCCTCGTGTCTCTCAAGGGTCTCCAAAAATTTCGGGGATGGGGTAAATGAAGAAGCCGCAACCTGAACGGGCGCCTGAGCCTCACCAGGCTGAGCCCCATCAGATTGAGAAACTGAACCACCCATTGCCAGCGCTGCTGCCAGCCCAAGCGGTGCCAAGATGCCTGCCTCTTTTGCATGCCCATACCAGTTCTTTTCCATGCCATTCATTTCGGCACATGGGGTTCTGAACCTCCAAAGAAGGATGTGGTAAATCACCAAAAGGATTGCCTTGGTGGGAGGGCGTACCAAAATGGTTCATAAAATAGAAATGATGGATCAAGAACAAAAACATGCCCGACGACATGCCCTCTTGTGGATCTACTGGGTTTTTGAAAAAAGAGTAAATCCCACCCTTAATGAGCCAAACGGGGCTGCAAGGAGCATAGATATGCTGTCCTCTGAGTTTCCGAAACTCGTGGAGGCAAAAGAGATTGCGAAGACGGGTGATATGGAAGGGGCCCTTGATGTAGTCAGGGAGGTTATGAGAGATGAGGGTGTCTCTGAAGATGATCTGATAAATTATAAAATTCCCAATAACAATTGGTGGCTGAGGGCATCTCCTGAGGAGAAAAGGACCAAGACCAAGCCATGCCTGAATGGCAAGGAACCGAGCAGGCAGACCACCGTCACCATCGCACAGATGGCAGAAGAGGACATCAACCCCGATGTGCTGCAGTGGCTGAACACCAAGATCGGGGACAGGACACCGCTAGAATGGCTGGGTGAGTGTCCTCAGAGAGACACCCCGCTCCGGCTGGAGAAGTTCCCCTTCTCAAGCGCGGGCAATAACATAACGTCCATCAAGTTGCCCAACAATGACCGTATCATTGGTGTGACCCATGAAGGCTTGGATGTGTTCAATATTGTGTGGACAGGAACCCACGCCCAATATAACGCCATCACAGGCAAGGCCCCCCGCAGCAGAATTCAGGAAATCGCCAGCAGGATCCCGAGAAAGGTCATGTGGGCGCCTCCGGTTTTCTTTAAGAAAACGAAAGTGTCACACCATGAACCATCGAGCATCAAGACGGCTGATGCGTGGACAGAAGGAGGGGGAGACTGCTTCCTTGCCACAATCAATGCTATTGTCAAGAGGCATATGGATGGTCACAGCGGAGACATGCTGGTTCATGGTCTGGTGTGGGGAAGGGGGGGTGCAAGTGGGCACAGGTTCCCTCACGCCTGGATCGAGAACTCTGAAGATGTGTGCATCGACATGTCGAACGGCAAAAACATCACCATGCCATGTCAGATTTATCATGCGCTCGGCGGGATAAGGAAGGATCAGGCGGGCGCATATCGAAGGTACACCATAGAAGATGTGGGCAAAATGATTAAAAGATACGGACACGCAGGTCCATGGGGGTTGGACGAGAGTCTCCAGAGAGTCCCCGGTGATCGTATGGACGACGGAGATGTCTCTCCCACAAAACGACAGCGAACAAAGAAGGCACAGTCTTCACAGCTGCCCAAGAAAACCATGCACATCATGCGTGGAGTGACTGGCTATGGGAAGAGCACACTCTGCAGGCGCATGGCACGCGAACTTGGCGAGGCGGGCGCATCAACCGTCATACACTGTCCCGACGATGCCCACATGACCGCCCCAACTGACGAGCACCCAGATGGCACATACGAATTCAAACCACAGATCCTTGGGGTGATCCATGCAGAAAATCTGCAGAACGCCATACGTTCCATGGAACGCGGTGTTGACCATGTGTTCATCGATGCCACCAACCTGCTGCTGGAGCGGATGAGGCCGTATGTCGAGGCTGCCATCGAAAATGGCTACCAGGTCAACTTTATTGATATGCACGAGCAGCCAGGCGTTCCAACCCATCAGGAACTCATGGAGCGCCACAGGCTTCGTGGAGAGCGGATACCAGGGTTCGACCTGAGTGACATCGTGGGCAGGATGGAGGCGCAATACCAGCCATTCACTGGCAAGACCAACGAGGAGCGGGTGCAAGAAATTCTCGATTCCCGCAATAAAAAATGAACAGGAACACACACACGCAAATCAAAATGTCAAAATCTCAGTGGCAGCAGATCGGCATGAAGGCCGAATGGCTGAAGACTTCTTCCGAAGGGGCAGGTGATCACCGCCCGATGGATCCATAAACACAGACACCACGAGGGAAATTTAATTTCGACCCTGACAAGCTGCGAGGGATATCAGACGTGGGTGGGATCGTCAGCTCATCAGGGGAAGAGAAGAGATCTTCCTCCGTTGGAATGTCGCCAACGACATCAATTTTTTCCGCATCGGCAATCTACATGCAACACAAATTATCACAATCTGGATGGCGACGAATAGGAAAAGAAACAGGCTGGCTGAAGGAAGCAGGCAACAAGCTGGGCGACCTGATCGAAGCAAAGATTGGGTGGGCCCGCACTACCAAAGACGACAAGTACGGTCGAATGCTTGTAGAGATATACTCAGACTCGTCTAGTGCGTCTTTGAATTCTTTGATGATAAATGAAGGCTATGCTTGGGGATACATGGGAGAAACCAAAGCAAAAGACTTTACTTTGTTAGATCAAGTGCGTATAGAAGCGAAAAATAAAAAAGAAAGATGGGGAGAATCCTAAGTCCTAAGTTTGCTGGCATATCCTACATAATTGATATGAATAAAGATAAAACTATAGTTAGATTGATGTCAGAAGAAAATCCCGAAGGAAAATGTCCTTATATTGTATCTTTACCAGAAAAAAAAAGAGGATGGATGGATGTCAACAATGGTCATGCATATCGTTGCTTGCCTTTGAGTGTTGCAAATGGTTTTGGGTGGGAGATTTTAAATCCAATATCTTTTGACGCAACATGGAATGGAGATATTGGATATCAAAATGCCATTAAATTTAATTTCTGTATAGAAAGTGAAGAAGATAATACCTTCATCAAAAAAAATTCTATAAGTTCTCACTTTGGAAATGGTATAGTAACATTTTCATATCTTGGATTTATTTTTAGAACATCCGAAGGACATAACCTATTTGTAAAAGGACCAACAAATCATTTTAAACATGGCGCCCAAGCACTTGAGGCAATAGTTGAAACTGATTGGCTTCCTTATACATTTACATTGAATTGGAAATTGACAAAACCCAACGAAACTGTCCAGTTTTTCAGGGGAGAACCACTGGCTACGATTTTTCCAATTCCAAGATATTATCTTGAATCATTTGATGCAATAGATCAAAGAGAAGATCCAAACTCTGATTTTGCAAAAGAACATAGAAGTTGGGCACAAAAGAGAGAAGAAATTAAGTATGATGCAAACTCCAATCATTCCTTATACACTAAGGGCATTGAGAGTATGGATTCAAAGAAAAAATTTGAAAATCACCAAAGATCAATAAATGGGTGTCCCTTCCATAGAAAGGAAATAAATAATGGAACAATTTCAAGCGAAAACAATTAATGGATTCTTGAGTAAGAGTGAATGTGAAACACTATTAAATTATGCAAAAACCACAGATATGTGGAGACCAATTCCAAATAATTTTTGGGACAAAAGAACTATAAATTATAGAGATTTGCCAAAAAACATTAAAGAGTTGTGTAAAGAAATTATTTCAAGATTACAAATAACACTTCACAATGAATATAATTTGGAAGAAAAAGTATATCCAGATACTTTAGATGTTGTCCGTTGGTTTGACGGAATGAAACAGATTCCACATTGTGATGATATGTCTGATAATGAAGAACAGCATAAGTTATTTGGTGAAAGATATTTTGGTTGTGTAATTTATTTAAATGACGATTATCAGGGTGGTAAAACATATTACACAGAACACAATTTTGAAGTAACACCAAAGGCAGGAACAGTTGCAATGCATTTGGGTGATTGTAATCACAGACATGGTGTTACCGAACTAAAAGGAAACACTAGATATACTCTTGCTAGTTTTTGGGGTTTCAACAAAAATAAGGAAATACAATGAAAAAAGTATGGTCAATAGTAGGAGCGGGTAAAGGAAGTTCTGCGTCCAACCGCACACGCCAAAAGACCCAACCGCACATGAAGTTCAACCTGTCAAAATTCCAAATCATAAAAAAACCGGCAGACGAAACCAGAGAGCATACACTGCTCGACCTGTATCCAGAAGGAGAAAGAGAAGCCATCAAGGAGTACGGAGACACAAACCTCCAAGAAGCACAGGGCGTAACCAAGCTTTATCCTGAACGGTTGCGGCTTGAGGAGGCGGGTATGGACGCCCTTGCTGTACATATTTTCAGAGAGATGCAGAAAGAAAGGGCAACCGGAACAAAAAGAGTGTCAGAAAATCTCCAGCTACAGGGAGAGGCCGCAGTAGATAAACTACGCATAGAACAGCGAGACAAGCCCAAATTCAAAAGACTGCTTGCACTCACCGCCTTTCACCCAAACCCGTATGTGAGATTCATAGGGATACGCGATTTCGGGAAAGATATATCAGATCTCCATGTGAAATACCTCGTCAACGATCCAAACACAGAAATACAGTCACAGGCACAGTGGGAGTCTAAACGCAGAGATATGGGTGATCATAACTCTTGACAAATTAACCGTCAGTGGGCAGTTCAGACATGTCGTGGAGGGCACTCTGTGGTACGAACCATGCTGGCGGCCTGCCGCCGTATGTCTTCTGACCATGTGGATACTTCTCTGATCCACGCAGCCAGCCAACCACCCTGAATCTGCACCCATCACCAACCACCAGAACATAAATTTTGTGGTCCGAATCGTCGTTCCGCAGGATCAAGTCAAAATCATCCCTGCTCCTGGTCCTGACCTCATAATTTCTCACATCTGGGGTAGACCTGAATGTGTTGACAGTCAGAGGATCCGAAGATCCGATGAACTTGCGGAAGGCAATCTCGCCTTTTGCCCCGAGGATGTGGTATTCTGAGTTCTTGTGACCAGCTGCTCCGTGTTTGTCGAGCAACCCCATCTTCTGAACGCCATCCATCCTGCGTTGGGCAAGGCTATATGCCTCGGCCAGTTCGTCCCTGTCCAACACCACATGATTTGGTGCTATGTTGTTGTGATTATTTGTGATGTTGTGATGATCCATTTTTTTACTTGTGTTGAGTTGTGATGTTGTGATGATCCATTTTTTGACGGGTGTTGACACCGAGGACTGGCGACCGTTGTGATAACCCATTTTTTGACGTGTGTTGACACCAAGCAGCTTCAACCAGGAGGTTCTTGCGAAGTTGTGATAACCCATTTTTTGACGGGTGTTGACACCATCCCACGCGCTCGACCTAACCGCTATTAGTTGTGATAACCCATTTTTTGACGGGTGTTGACACCTAGATCGTGATGGAACCGCTCTTGCTTTTAGTTGTGATCACCCATTTTTTGACGGGTGTTGACACCTTTACCCAAATGTTGTGATCACCCATTTTTTTTGACGAGTGTTGACACCTTGAGCTGGCGCTCAGAGAGATACTGTTGTGATAACCCATTTTTTGACGGGTGTTGACACCTTTAGCTGGCGTTCCGACAGGTGTTCATGGTTGTGATAACCCATTTTTTGACGGGTGTTGACACCCAATACAGATTTGGAGCACCTCCAAGTAGGTTGTGATCACCCATTTTTTGACGGGTGTTGACACCACCAGCTAGGCATCATGCAGGTACACGAGGTTGTGATCACCCATTTTTTGACGGGTGTTGACACCTCAACCCTGAGACTCGGCAACTCAGTTGTGATCACCCATTTTTTGACGGGTGTTGACACCTTGATCGTGATGGCTGCCGCACACTCATCGGTTGTGATCACCCATTTTTTGACGGGTGTTGACACCCTAGACTTCTAGATCTTTCCCAGCTCATCTGTTGTGATCACCCATTTTTTGACGGGTGTTGACACCACAGCTCTTTGAGCCCTGGGGGTGGGAGAGGTTGTGATCACCCATTTTTTGACGGGTGTTGACACCATAAGATGGGTAATGCCCTAGCGGGCACCCCACGTGTGTGGAGTGCTTTACCCTGCAACCATTTGATGTTGTCCACAAACAGGCTGATGCCACATGTGGATCCAAAAAAGAGGCGTGCAGTTTCCAGAGCTGGGTATTTCAGGAGATATTTTTGGATATCACCCCGCAGAAAGTTTTTTGTGCAAATCGGTTATGATCTGCACGAACTTCCCGAATGGGATGACCCCTCCAAAGACAGGTCCCTGCCGACCCCCATCATCACAAGCTGGGTCGGTGCCGCAGTAGAGGTGTTTGAAATCTCTCATTGCAGCATCCCTGTTGATTTTTGTACCGTCGATATTCGGATGAGAAAGATTGAGAGCAGCATAGAGGTCTCTGTCAACGGTCACACCGTTCCTGACAATTTCCCTCACGTCTGCCCCCAACTTAGTATACGCACGTCGTGGGTTCTTCTCAAAAATATCTGTGCCAGTTGCTCTGTATTTTTTCTGATCAACCAGATACAGATGCCCCTCTGAAACCTTCATGGGGTTTTTTCTCAGGTCAATCGATCTCCTTCCGCATCTGTTTGAAGCTACGAACATTGCGTTTCTGAATGCCCCAGGAGAACCGCGCTCCACGCCGCGTCCGTGGTCTTTTGCCCAGCCCGCAACATCTCCGCCCTCCGAAAACAGACGGCCGCCGATGCAGCCGATGAAGGTTGCAACCCTGTTGCGGAGGTTTTTTCTGGCCTCTACGATCTGACCCTCTGTCCTCTTCATCCTGCGATGCACATCTCTCACTCTCGCGGTCCAAAACTTACGCTGCAGGCGTTTGCCCTCCCCCCACGCACCACCTTCGCGGATGATCCCCAACTCTGTTGCTCGGAGACGACACCCCTCGCTGAACCTCTTTTGTTGGCGCAGCAGCCGCCTCTCGCGTCCTCTGCACTCTTCAACGGTTGATAATTTTCCGGCGAACACAGTGAGACCAGTCGAATCATCAACAATGTTTACCGAGACGGTTTCAGTACCCAGATCAACACCAACGGTGCATCCAGGGAGAAGATTTTCCCTGTCACGCAACTTTCTGCAAGAGTAGAGGATGTGCACATACCACAGCCCGCGATGAAAAACTGGCATGACCGCACGCACCCTGCTCACAACCTCCCTGTCCCTGATGATGTGTACCAGATCGTCGCGCTGTCTGCCTTTGTCCTGCCGTGGATCCCTCAGGGAACACCTGATCCTGTGAACATTCTCAGGCCGGTCTCCGATGATCCTTCTGCTGGCACCACTCCTCCGCACAAGGAGGTAGAATGTTCCATCACTCATCAAAACAAGCCTCCCACCGTTCAGAGAGGTTGTCCTGTCGCCAGTGCCGCACCGATGTCTGCGTCCTCCCCGACGCAGGCGGAAACGGTTTCCGTGACCGCTGTTCCGGATGCCGTTTGAGAAATTTTTACCCACCTCCTTTGCAATTTCGCACACATTTGTTGGGGAGAGGTGAGCTCCGACCCACCCGTCGAGGATGTCACCACCCGCCCCATCATCATGCAGGCCCCACACGTGGTCTTCGACCTCACACCAACGTTTACCACGCAGTAGCGCCCTGGTGAAATAGTGTGTATTCCCCTTGTACGAGCCCCACCTCTTGCGAAATTCTTCGAATGCGGCGGCGAGCGGCGTGTCCGCGCCCGCTCCACCCCCCACCTTCCCACCGAAGAGTGAATCCCCCAGCCGACGGCACCCCTCGTCAATTTTCGTCCGCTCCCTCTCAAGTTTTTCCACCCCCTCCACATCCCCCGCCAGCCGTGCGGTGCGTATCAACCCAGAAACCTCTCTCCTGCGCCTCACCATCCCCTTCCACCTGTCAACCTCAACCTTTCTTGCGGCCCCCGACACACCCGATGCCCCTGCGTACAGGACATTCTGCCGCTCCTGGGACCCATTTGCAAGGTTGCAGTGGTGGTTCAACTGGTCAACCGCAGTTTTGTAGACATGCGCGCATGCGAGCTCCCTGTTTTGCAGACATTTCACCGCAGCTGCATCCGGATGGATCGGCAGAATCATCGATTTGTGAAGTGGTTCTGAAGAATTCTTATTTTTTGCCCGGCGTTCCTTTGTCGTCTCCCCAGCGCCCGGCGGGGCACCCTGGTCTGAGTTCCAAACCTCAACCACACCACCATCACGGGGTGACTCCACACCAGCTAACCCTGCAATCAGACGTCCAAGCCTGCGGTCATCCATGATTTTCTTTTTATGTCTACCCATGCCCAAACTATACGGGCGGCGACCCCCCAAAATGACCCCATCCGACCCCGACGCCAGATTCCCCCCGTAACAGTCCCCACCGGATCCCACCACCTGTCGAGAAAAGAGAACATGAGACCCTTCACCTCATTCTGGCAGAAGTTGGGGGGCATCCGCTGGCGGTTCCGTTTTGTCCGCAGCAGCGAGATCCCCAACGACAGGTGGGCCGACTGCAGCGACCCGTCCGACCCCAAGAGACAGATCAGGGTGCGTCAGGTTCTCAGGCGCCGTGCGAAGCTCGAGACCATCATCCATGAGGCCCTCCATGCCCAGTGGCCAGACGCGTCGGAGGAAACGGTCAGCCGCCACGGGCGCGAGATGTCGCAACTCCTGTGGCGGTGCGGGTACAGGCAGGTTGACGACCCCTAGAGGTCAAAAAATCCCCAAAAAATCCCCAAAAAATTCCCAAATTCGGGGTGTCAAAAACACCCACCCACAAATTTTCGGGGGTGAAGACATCTCCACCCCCAAAAAAAGACACCTCCACCCCAACGGAACCACCCCACCCAACACCTCTTCATCTCAGCCTCAATTTTCTTCTCCTCTTCTTCCCCAGAGCCCTCTTGGGAGATGGGTGACGGGATTCCAGACGGGGCAGATACATCAGAAGCAAGATGCGTACAATGATGGGGTAAGATATGTATGTATAGGGGAGAAAAGAGAGGGAGCAGATCGTGAAAAATAGAACCAATGCAGAAGGAGAGAACTCCATAGGAGGGCTTTCTCTAATCTCCATCATCACCATCTGTGCACTCATGCTTTTTCTCCTGGTGGGTGGATGTCCCAGCACAGACCATCCCCACCACCCCGCCGGAGCATCCTCCCCACCGTTGCTGGAGGAGACCCCGCCACAGAACCCCCCTGCCCAAGACGAACCCATCCTCGGAGATGAATTCACCCCCGAA